AGCATCGCCGGACACCCTAGCATCGCCGTACACCCTAGCATCGCCGGACACCCTAGCATTGCCGGACACCTCAGCATCACCGTACACCCTAGCATCGCCGTACACCTCAGCATCGCCGTACACCTCAGCATCGCCGTACACCCTAGCATCGCCGAACACCCAAGCATTGCCGTACACCCTAGCATTACCGGACACCTCAGCATCGCCGGACACCCTAGCATTGCCGGACACCCAAGCATTGCCGTACACCCTAGCATTACCGGACACCCTAGCATTGCCGGACACCCAAGCATTGCCGTACTGGCTTAAATTTTCTTCGCATTCAATCCAACCACCAATTTCACCAGCAACTACACAACCGAAATTTATAATTGCTCTGATTTGCTTAAAATTAATACCAAATACAACTTTAATTTCTCCTGTGAATTCATATTTCTTTTGTTCATTCATTTGTGTTTACCGCCTTTTTAACAATTCATTTCAGCACTCCTAGAATTTTTGCTTTATATTCTTCTGCTATGTCCGCCTTTTCAACTAACCCTTTTAAGTCAATCGGCTCGAACCTTTCAACTTCAACTAAATGCCCATTATCAAGCATCTTAATTTCTGTTTGAGGTGGCATATTGAGTTCTGCCCTTTTTCGCGCTTCCATTAATAGGCCGTTACTTTTAATACTTTCCGCAATTTCCATATGTTTTTGTTCGCGCGCTACCAGTTGTTCATAGGCTTTACAGAATTGGCTCATCGCTGCACTTTCGTTATAGCTTTGACAGTTTCTTGGATCGAAGAAACGCCATATTGTTTTAGCGGCAAGCCTTGTAATACCTTTAAGTTCATCAAGACCTTTTTCATACCCAAAACTACTAGCAACCTTTCTGACTTCTTCCCATGCATCTTGCGCTATTAACCGCTCTTCTTTACCGTTTACATATCCGGAAATTTCAGCCGCTTTTTTGCGGATAGTTGCAACAGCTGGAACGAATTCACATGTATTAATACATTGCTTGATTGCTTCCGCCAAAGTTACCGGGTTAATATCTTCCAGCATGTAGGCGTACATTTTAACTTTCGCACTATCGAATTTGTCATATATCAATAATTGGCCCGTAGCCTTCAACGTTTCCGGCTTCATTTGTTCCCCCTTCAACCGCATCAATAAGCGCGTTTAATTCTGCAACCTTTCGTTCTGTATCTGTCATTGCTGCCATTTCATTTGAATTGAGATATGTATCAAAATGGCTCGGCGCAAATAACGTTTTAGGCGTTAGATATTTTTCTAGCTTTGTACCTTTCCACTCACGGCATTTTTTATCAATGACGGTTTTAAAATCTTCAACCGTATAACCCTCTTTCAAGCGTGATCTAATTGCTTGTACATATGGTTTAGTTGTAGGCTTGAACTTTGAACCTGTTTTTAGATTAAGATATTCGATAATTTCAAAGTGAGATTTATCTACATCGTCATGTGAAGCATGACATAATGTTTCTATTCTATTCTCTTCTTCTCTTATCTTATCTATTCTTATCTGTGTATCCAGATTGTATCCATTTTGTATACATTTTGTATCCATGTAGGTATTATCTAGGTTCATCGGTTGTTTAACTGCTTCGTAAACCTTATTTTTTAATTCAACACATTGTGCTTCCGGTAACTCTGATTTTGAATAACGATCACTTTGTACATAGTTATGTATACGCCAATGCCTAATAACAATAACGCCAGTTTCAAAACTAATCACAAAACCTTTAGCAACAAGCAATTTCAAATCATCATCTTTGCAACCGGTAATACGCATGATGCTTTTCGGTGATTGGATAAAGCCGTCATCATCTGCCCGTAGTAACAAGTGGAAATAAAGACATTGTGTACTTTGTGGCATATCTAAGAAATTATCAGTATCAATAATTTTCTTAGACATCATTCTTCGTTCTGCCATGTAATGCCCTTGTTCCTTTCTTTTAATATCTCCCTAATCTGTTTTGCATCGCTGCCATGTGCTTTTGTATGGCAATCACGACATAAGCAAGCTAGATTATTCAAATTTGATAAGCCACCATGCGACCTAAATTCTATGTGATGAACCTCGGTTGCCATCGCACCACACAGAACGCATAGACCCTCATCTCGTTCATACGCCCATTTTCTGGTATGGGCGTATAGTGCGTTATCCTGTCTTTTCCTTTTGTTCATATTCGCCCCATTCATTTATTAATGAGTTGATATAGTCATTATTTTCAATCGGTATGTTTAACTGGTTGCACTCATCAACAAGTGCATCAATTAAACGGCGCATTTCGTCAACTGTGTAAACGCTGCTTCCGTGGTATGCGCGGACGATTGAATAGCCCTCCGTTTTGGCCGGCCCAGCATCTTCTGCGTGCCAGCCTAACCCATGACTTTGCCAAATTTCAATAAAACGCTCGATAGCATCGTTTTTAATCGGTAAATAGGTAAATGTACCACATTCAATCAAAACTCGCTTGTACACCTCATTTTTTGAAATGTATGCGTGCTTTGAAAGTTCACGTGCTATCTTTTCACACAACACCCATGCATAAGCATTGGCATTTAGTGAACGGCGTTTTATTTTCTTTTTGATTTCGACTATATATTCAACTTCCGGATCTAATTTATTTAATGTTTCATCTTTAGGCGCTGGAATTAAAATGTTATAGCCAATAGACTTAATGACATTAATTCCCTTTGTTATCCATTTCATTAAATGCGGTCTCCGGCATCTTCATGTTCAAGTTCTTGGTCTGCATTATCGTATAATGTAAAGCCTTTTTTCTCTTTATCTTGGCCGTAGTTTTTTATCCACTTTAACGCTGCCACCATTTCAAATTCATCTAGCATGCCAACACGTGGTTTTTTGAATTCTGCCGCAATGTATTTTGTGATTTCTACTGGTGGTACATTCTTAGATTTTTGCAACGCTAAAAATTCATCGTACCCTTTAACATGCGCTTCTTTCGGTTTTGTTTCTCTAACAGGTGCAACGCTCCCGCCCATTGTATAGCGCACAATGCCTTTACTATCAACTATGGTTAATTTATTGATATTTCGATTTTCGTCATATTCAATTTCTTTAACCGTGAATTTTGCGTATGATTTAGGTCGTCCGTCCTTGCCTTTTTGCCATTCGTTACTTTGTAAATTGATATAAGTAAATGGCGCGGAATATAATTCCCTACCGATGCCCCAGTTAAAGCATGCACGCTTGAAGCTATCCGATGCTTGACCTTTTTCTTTTTCGGTATTGCTTTCTGTGCCTACATCGGATTTACCAACCCATTCGCCCGTATGTTCGTTATAGATTGAAACCGTGCAGTATAATCTATCGCCTATGATCTCGTGTTCACGTTTCCAATTCATCGCCCCTACAACTTCATCAAGTAGGCGCATATCAACGCGTGCATCTTTGTATAGTAGTACCACGGCGCCTACATTGCCGTTCTTTTCGTTTAGTGATTGAATACGGCAATCTATTTCATTCGCTTTTAGCGTTCTAAATTCCATTATTACCACCTACTTAATATAGAAATTTTGGTTTACTTTAATTTCTGCACCTTCTACCGTTTCTCCGGCTTTAATGGCTTTCTTAATGGCCATTTTGTCGGCTTTAATTTCAACCTTTGTAAAGTCCGCCGGAATTACATCAAGATTTGTAATTTCAACGCTTTCGCTTTTGCGGTATCCGCATTTAAAAGTACCTACAGTTAATGCATCGAGTCCTTTTTGCTTCATTGCGTATTCAACGTTATTTTTCAAGCGTTCAACTGCATTTTCTTTAGCTTTTTTAATTTTTGTTAGACGGTCAATTTCTGTTTTTAGACCTTGAATATCACTTTCTACATTCACCATGTACATTGCAGTATTTTCTATTTTTTCTTCAATACTACAATCAAGCATTTCCAATGTATCTTGAATTGCTTGAATTTCTTCTTCCGTTTCTGCCGCTTCAAGCATTGCGGATAATTCTGCATAATCTTTGTTTAATTCGTAGATACTAGCCATTTTTATTTATCACCTTTCAATAATGCAATAATTTCTTCCACATCAACATTCGTAATAGTTGAGTCCATTAACGAATGATAACTTCCCATATTTATATAAATTAATTTATCTTTATATATTGCGTATACATCATAAGTAAAAATCACTTCGCCGCTTTCTATATCATTTCTTCTAATACTAAGATTAAAAGAAATTTCTTTATCTGTTATTTTTTCACATAGTTCTGTAAACATTGCAGTAACTTCGGCAATTTGTTTTTTATTTAATCTACATTCCATATTTTCACCTTGCCACCTTAACCGCTATTGTGTAATATATGGTTAAGATGCTTTAATAACTCACTTTTCGCATCTGCCCTTTGGTAACTGCAATTACTAAAGGGCCTTTTTTATTTCGTCAATGTAGATGCCGCCATATAATAGTGCTACGCCTAATAGACCTTGCAATACCGCTTCATATAACGTGATATTATCAAGTTCTAAACTGCCCGGCGTGCCTATCAACAAGATTGCACCTATAACTTTAAAAACTGTTGTCATTCTAATTCTCCTGTAATCACTAGCATTTGGCTGGTGATTTTTCTTATTTCACCTCTTAGATACCGATTTTCTGATTGCAAGCGTTCGTTTTCTGCTTGTAACTGTTTATATCTGACAATGTTAAACTCCGTTGTCAGTCCCGCTAATTTCTCAACCTCATTCCGGTTGAATTTCACGCCGGGTATCGGTAACTGGTGTAACTTGCCGTCATTTCTGAGGTTATAGACTGCTGTTTCTGATATTGACAGTAACGCAGCAACCTCTTTAACTGTGTAAACTAATTTTTCCATAGAATTCGTTCATACATTCTCCTTTTTATAAAAAATAATCAACCGTTACACCGAAATAATCGGCAATTTTTTTTAGCGTATCTACGCTAGGTTTTGAACGACCTTTTTTGTAGTCAGTCATTGCCGCTGTAGAAATGCCCGTAGCTTTACTTAATGCATATGCAGTTATGCCATGCTTTTTTAAAAGCTTTTCGATTTTCTCATACATCTTGCTATATCACCTCGATTCTGATATATTAAAAATAACTAATATTTCTTAGCTAATTTTTACGTGATTTATAATCTCGTTTTCGTTAGCTATCTCGCAATTTCATAATATTATGTTTTTGCGAGAATGTCCAATTAAACGTTTATAAAATTTCTTAAAAGAGATTAAATCATGGGTAACAAAAACATATATAGCAAGATAGAAGCTCTATTGAATCAACATAATATTAGTGCGTACAGACTTTCTAAAGATACTGGAATTTCAACGGCATCGCTTACAGATTGGAAAAAGGGGCGCTCAAATCCTAAAGCAGATAAAATACAAATCATAGCGGATTATTTTAACGTTCCTATCTCGTATTTTTTAGATAGCACTGAGCAAACAAAAGAGGTACCACCTATTAAAAGTGATACCTTCAATGTTGACTTTAAAAATGTGAAAGTGATGTTCTATGGGGATTATGAACTTACTGAGCAAGAGAAGAAAATGGTTGAGAATGTGATTAAAGGGGTTATTTCATCACGTAAAGATGAAAGGGATAAAAAATAAATATATATAGGGGTGTAGTATGAAACGAATGTATCCTATTGTGTTAGATATTATTAAAGAAAATCGGTCTAATGACCCAGATGTTATCGCTAGAAATTTACGCATTAGTGTTCACTATAGATCACTGCCAAAGCATTTGAAAGGACTGTTGATAAAAACACCTTTTTCAAAGGATATTGTTATTAATTCAAAAATAGACATCAACCATAAAAAGGTTGCTTTGGCGCATGAATTAGGTCATGTTATATTGCATAAAGGCGGATACAACTTATTTGATATTGACCTATTAACCGATAGAGATAAAAAAGAAAAAGAATATCAAGCAAATAAATTCGCTTTTTTATTAGTAGCGCATACCTGTTTAAGAAATTCACCAAAAATGATTGATAGTATTCGTAATGAAAAAGAGTTGACTTTTAACGATACGATAGAATTGCTTAGAATATTTGAACGCACTGGGTGTTATATTTAATAATCAAAGGAGATGATTGTTAATGACTTTCTTTAATTCTATGAACCGCTTAAAGTTTTCTATTTTATTTATAACTTATTTAGTTATTCAATATGTTCTTGGTTATATAGTTGTTCCGGCATTAGTCGATTACTACCACGACACAACAATCAATATGATTACTATATTTATTGGCTTTTCCCTTTATATATTAATTGTTTTTTGCGCATATAAGAGGTTAATAGATTGTGGAAAATCTAAATGGAATTTGATTTTTATATTAATTCCTAAGGTTCAATTTTTATGGTTTATTTATTTATGTTTTCCTAAATCTATCATTAAGGCGGAGACATTATGCAATACAACATCAGCGTGAGGAAGAAAGATAAAGGCTATCAAGTCATTGTGTCCTACAAGGACGGCTTTAAATGGAGACAAAAATCAAAGCAAGGATTCCGAACGCAACGTGAAGCCAAGGAATACGGCCACGTTATCGTTAAGGAGTTAGACAAAACTGCACTACTTACTAAAGATACAGAATTAAAAGAATTAACATTCAAGGAATTTGCTGATATGTTCCTTGAAATTAAAAAAAGCCACATTACGCACAATACATTAAATATGTACCGTCATTCCGTGGATGCCTATAAATCAATTCACAATATGAAGTTATTTGATGTTAAGCCAATACACATACAAAACGTGGTAAATAATATGGTTTCTTCACCTGCTACCATTACATCGTATTATAAAGTGGTTAGTCGTATATTTTATATAGCTATCAACCCATATAGAATTATTTCAGATAACCCATGTACTGGTGTTAGACTGCCGCGCGTGGAACGCAAGAATGCGATCCATACTATTTCCGATGAAGATTTAAATAAGTTCACTAAATACATGAGGGAAAAATACCCTCAAGCCTATTACTTTTTACAAATAGCACGCTATACCGGTATGCGATTAAGTGAAGTATACGGTCTAACGTGGAACGATATAGACCTAGAAAATCGCAAAATTTCCGTCAATAAGCAGCTTCAATATGTCAAGGGTGTAATTACCTTTGAAAAAACTAAAACGGCGAATTCGGTGCGAATTTTGCCAATTCCGCCTATATTGGTAAATATACTCATGGAATACAAATCACATGAGTTAGAGTTTGAACATGACCTTGTATTAAACCCATATAAAAAGAATGGGGTTAAATGTCAAGTCAATACATACATAAAACAATTCGGAGATAATCTATCAGCACATAGCCTTAGGCATACCTATGCCACAAAGCTATTAGCGAATGGCTTAGATGTGAAAACAGTATCATCATTACTTGGAGATACACCAGCTATGGTGATGAAAACATACTTGCATTTTAGTAGTGAGATGAAAGCAGCGGCATCAAATGCAGTTGCTAATATTTTTCGTTAAAAATTTTGACGATTTTTGACGAATTGGATATTCAACTATTAAAAGATACAGTAAATAAGCACTCTTTTATATATTCATTCTTAACAATCATATACAACTGAGTGGCATTTTTTATAATTTGAATATCTGCTGTTTCCTTAGCGTTTCGAGCTTTATCCGCAGCAGATAAGAATTGTGGCATCGCAATAGCTGCTAGTATAGCGATAACCGCCACTACAACCATTAATTCAACGAGAGTAAATCCGCCTTTTCTCGATTTCTTAAACCCTTCTCGAACACGAGAAATATGTAATCGATCTACGATCCATTGACCGCACATTTCTAATCGATGATTCGCTTCATGAATCATATGCATAACAGAATTCATAATATCCTCCTTTTTAATAGTTAAGTAATAACATTGTCTATTGCCCTCCTAAGTTGGCAATGGACGTAAATAAGGGATACATAACAGATACAACTAATACGGCTACA